AAGTGTCGTTTAAACCTACTTTTATAGATATGGAATTACCAGTGTATAAAATTGTGGTCAATGATGATGACGAAACAGGCGTGGAGTTTGTTTCTCTCGTTGACCGCCCAGCCATACAAAAAGACTTCATGCTGTTCAATGAGCAATTTGTTGAACCGGGCCCGACTGAAAACGAAGATGAATTTATCAGCCGTTGCATCCCGGTAATGATTGGCGAAGGAATGGAGCAGGAACAAGCCGCAGCCGTGTGTTACAGCAAATGGGAAAGCAGACAGAAATTTGAAAGCTACTCGGACTATCCCGAAGCGGCCAAAGAAAATGCAAAGGTTGCTTTGCGTTGGGCAGAAGAAAACGGATGGGGTGACTGCGGAACTGCGGTGGGTAAAATCAGGGCAAACCAGTTAGCTAACGGTGAAGCCATTACCCGTGACACTATTGCAAGGATGGCAGGGTTTGAAAGGCACAGGCAAAACAGCGACAAGGAATTAGGTGACGGATGTGGCCGCCTGATGTGGTTGGCTTGGGGTGGTGACGAAGGTATTGAATGGGCAAGTCGCAAATTGCAGCAGATTGATATGCGTCAGGCATACTCGGTTCAATCCGAAGAAAAGCGGATTGTCACCGGCCCGGCAATGTTGGCCGATTTACCCATTTACCGCTACGATGATATCAGGGGTGAGTACTACGTGACATTTGATGCCGACACCATTTGGAAGATAGCAAAGAAGTTTGTCCGCAATGATGCCTACAAAGCAGTCAATACCGACCATGCCAACCCCGTGAAAGAGGGTGTCCACATGATTGAGAGTTACTTCATTGACCGCAAACGTGGTGTGATGCCACCGACCGGCTACGAAGATGCAAAGGATGGCAGCTGGTTCCTGACCTATTTAATAGACAACGAAGAAATTTGGGCGAAAGTTAAGGATGGCGAATGGAAAGGATTTTCAGTTGAAGGTCTTTTCGACATGGAAGAACAGGATGAAGTCCTTGAAATGATGCGTGAAATTACCGCCATGCTGAAAAATTTTGCATAGGGCAAAACATAACTACCTTTTAAGATATATGGAATTTAAATCAGAATTAGCCGAAATGAAAGCATCGCTGATGGCATTTATGTCAGAAGTGAAGCAGCGTTTCAGCGAAGAACCTGTGCCTGCTGCGTTTGGTGAGTTGACTTTGGTTGACGGAACTATCGTGGTTTTTGAAGGTGAGGAACTTGCAGCCGGAATGCTCCTGAATGTTAAAGGCGAAGAAGGCATCGTGCCTGCTCCCGATGGAGTGCATGAAACTACCACTGGTCTTTTGGTGACAACCAAAGATGGTGTGGTTGAAATGATTGAAACCAAAGAAGAAACTCCCGTTGAGGAAGTTGAGGTTGAAAATCAGTTTGCATCCGTTGAGCAGTTCGACGCACTCCGTGCCGCTAACGAAGAACTGGCAGCGAAAATCGCTACCCTTGAAACTGCACTTGTAAACATTCTTGGCAAAGTTGAAGAAACTTTCAGCGTGTTTGAAAAGTTTGCAGCCACCACCCCTGAACCGACCAAAAAGCCATTCGGTTCAGTTAAACCCGAAAAAGAGGAAAATTTCTTTGGCTTTGTTTCCGCAATCAAATCAATCAAAAAATAAAATAAAATCATGGCATTTGACGTAACAGGTCTCACCAATTACACCAAAGAAGAGAGCTTAAACCTTCTGACCAAAGCGATGTTCACCGCCAAAACTGCACGTCTGTTGCAGGGTGCTGGACAGGTTCTCCCCGGTATCAAATCTGCTGAAATACTGCCTTTGCTGTATTCAGACGTTTACTTCCAATCTGACAGCTGCTCTTATCAGACAAGCGGTAACACTACCCTGTCCAAGCGCACCCTGACCGTTGGAAAAGTTAAGGTTCAGGAAACTCTTTGCCCCAAAGACCTTGAAACCAAATACACACAGAAAGCTCTTGCCGCTGGTGAAGCTATCGACATGGGTGTATTCACCGAGCAAATAGGTGCTGAAAAAGCTGCCAAAATTGCCGAAGCTATCGAAACTTCAATTTGGCAGGGTGATACCACAGGCGGTGCTGGCAACTTGGGTTACTGGGATGGCTTCCTGACTATCCTCGGAGACCTCGGTTTCGGTGGTGCAGGTGACCCTATCAAAGGTAACGTGGCTAACGCTTACGCTTCTATCACTGCTTCCAACATCGATGACATCATCACTACCATTTACAGCGTTATCCCTGCTGAACTGCTTGGAAAACCTGACCTGATGATTGCTATGGGTACAGATACTTTCCGTCTTTACAGACAGTGGTTGGTAACTGCTAACCTGTTCCACTACCCTGCAAACGAAATCGCAGAGATGGAGATTGTTGACCCTATCACTGGCATCAAGATCTACGGTCTGCACGGTATGAACGGCACCAACAAAATCGTTGCTGGTCTGTGGTCAAATTTCTTCTTGGGTACTGACATGATGAACGAAGAAGAAGAGTTTGAATTTATCTTCAATCCTTTCGAGCGCAGAGTACAATTCCACACCGCCTTCAAATACGGATGTCAGGTTGCTTACCCTGAGCAAGTTGTTCTTTTCACACTCTAATCATTTAACCGAATAGAGAAAGTTTAACCCGGGGGGTGGGGAAAAACCCTACCCCCCTTTAATTTAAAAAAAGAAATGAGTTGTGTTTTAACCACCGGATTTACCTTGGACTGCAAAACCGCAGCCGCAGGTATCAAAAATATTTGGCTCGTTGAGTTCGATGCTAAATCTACATTAACCAAATCATCAGGCGAAGTTTCTGCCCACACTTTGAGTGGTGGCAAAAGCTACTTCAAATATGAACTTGAAAAGGAAACTGGCTCCATGACTTGGAGAACCATTCCTTCAACCGAAAACGGAACTGTGTTTTACGAAGCTGACCTTGTTGCACGTTTGCACAAAGTTACCACTGCACAGCGCAACGAGATTAAACTTCTCGCACAGAACAGAATGTTAGCCATTGCCCTTGATGCAAGTGGTGACTACTGGCTGCTGGGTGCTGACTATGGTGTTCAGTTGCAGCAAAGTGAAACAAACTTCGGACAAGCGTTTGGAGATTTCAAAGGTCATGTGCTAAACTTTTTGCACAAAGAAACCGATTTACCTTTGAAAGTTCAGGCCGCTGTTGTAACTTCGCTGGGTCTTTGATTTTTTCATAGTGTTTTCATGCAGAAAGGGTCGCCATTTGGCGGCCTTTTTTGTTTAACATGAAACCGACCTACTTATATAGATAGGATGCTGTACATAACCAAAGCAGGAACACCCGAATTGATAATCACAGGCAGAGAAAAGGTGACCGTTTCTCCCGTGTATTATCTGTTGGTGTTTGAGTCCGAAATGTCCCAGGAACAAAAGGCATTTATTGTAACCGATACAAGCACAGCACCCAACAGATACCAGCTATTTTCATTTGTAGAGGGCAGCAGTGCAGCAAAAACATTGGCGGTAGGAACGCATTACTGGGCATTATACGCACAAACCTCCCCAACGAATACCAATCCATTACTTGCATCACAGGAAATTGACCGGGGATTGGCTTATGTTACCGCATCGCATACCGCATTTAACGACCACGAGGTCAATACAACTATTAAACAACACCACATCGGATGAGTTTCGACCTATTACGCATAAATTTTACCGAGTCAAAGTTGCCTAAATTCAAGGAAAACAAGAATAAAGGCATCGTTACCTATGGGGAAAAGAACGATTTTCCCGATACGTTACTTGAATTTTACAACAGAAGCCCAAAACATGGGGCTATTGTAAGGCAGAAAGCCCGTTTTGTGGCAGGTGAAGAAACCTTGGTGGATGGCAACCCCAGCGCAGTTAAGGTAATTGAATACGTGAACCCTTATGAGGGTATTCAGGAGTTCAAAAATAAACTGGCTCTGGATTATGAATTGTTCAACGGATTTGCCTATGAGGTACATTACAACAAAGTAGGGCAGATTTCAGCACTTTACCACGTAGATTTCAGCAATGTGCGTACACTTGACCACGAAATCTATATGTATGCAGAGGATTGGAAAAAGGCAAAGCACGAGGACATGAAGCACTATGCACCTTTCAACCCGAAAAAGGCCCAACCAATGGAAGTGCAGTTGTACTACTTCCGAGAATATGCACCTTCGTTGGGTGTTTATCCGCTTCCACCTTATCAGCATTGTTTGCAGTATATTGAAATTGATGTGGAGATAGCCAATTTCCACAATAACAACATCCGCAACGGGTTTGCCAACGGAACGCTGGTTCAGTTGTTCAAAGGGCAGCCCACAGAGGAAATTGCCTACAACTTTGAGAGGAAGTTTAAACAGAAAACCACAGGCACAGACAACGCAGGTGGTGTGCTTATTCAGTTCAACGAAATGAATGAAAAGTCTGCGGAGATTGCACATTTGCAACCTTCCGACATGGACAAACAATTCCTGCAACTTAACGAAACGGTGCAGGATGAAATCTTTATCGGCCACAACTTCCCGAAAATTCTGCTCGGCTACGCAACCGAAGGCGCACTTGGGCAGCGTAATGAAATGATTGAGGCATACGAGTTGTTTCATAAGT